ATGAGTAAAAGCAAGTCGGCAATCCATGATTTCTTCCGATGTTACAGACCGAAGAATGAGACGCATGAACTGGCCATAGCGCAGTTCTGTGCTCAGCGGCGCTTTGTCGTCTCTATCGACGCGACCCCAGATAAACGGTTGCCCGTAACATACGAAGAGTTCCGACAATGGTTTGAGACGGATATGCCTCAGCGCGGTGATGTCGTGAACCTTGTGGGGCAAGGGATTTCAGGGATTGTCGAAACGGTGGGCGTCAATCAGTCCGTGTGCCTGTATGTTTCAATCAAAGGCGAAGAACTGAACGTTACTCCCGAATGCTTTGGTTATACTTCGTTGGAAATTGCCGACGAGGAGACGGTTCTCCGCCTGCAACGGGCACTTTATCGGGAGGGATTGGTTTGGAACCGGTGGCGCAACAGAATCAGGCCGCGCGAAATACCCAAAGAAAATGTCCAGTACCAGATCAGCGTACTGGGTCGGAAAATCGGCTACGGTGTGTTCCGGGAAATCGATGCCGGGGGGCGGATTGTCATGTACTGCATGAAACCGGAAGACGGGCCGGTGCGTTATTCGCTGCGGGAGATTGTCGGGCCAAAAGAGGATTACCAGTTGGAGCCTATCAATGTAGGGCAACGAGAAGATCTGGCGAAGGAATTGGAACAAGCTGGTGTGCTTTGGAACGGATTCTACAAACGGATCGAACCTGTCAATTATCTGGCTCCGGCAGGAAAAGGTTACTATTACCTGAACGAATTCTGGGAAGTATGCAAGACCATTGAGCAGGGCAAGACCAAAGGTGCTAAGTATTTCAATAACGGGAACTATTCCCGGTATCGGGACCCGATGGAGGAACTCCGGAGGTATCTTTTCAGTGAACTGGGTGTCGGTGCTGTTTCCCGTTCTGAAGAGACCGAGTATTACTACCTGAAAGAGTTCTGGAAGGTCTGTAAGACGACGGATAAAGGACGACGAAGAGATATAAAGCGAGCTAAAGCCGGTAACTACTCCACCAATGAAGCGAGCATAAAAGAACTTGCTTTACAGTTACAGGAGAAACGAAAGGAACAACTGTCCCGTTATCCGTTAAAGGGATAGCCGTTTTACAACCATCCTCTATCCATCATGTTTTGTAGCTGGAGAAGTAAGTCCCGCTTTGGAATTTCTGTATCGGTATTCTCTATCTTCTTCTAAAGAAGAAGCAAGGTGGAGGGTATAAATAAAGCACTTCCGCTACGCTCCAGTGTTTATTTATACCCTTTAATGCTCACCCCTAAAGGGGTTCGCTATGTTTTTCTTTTAGTAGATAAAAACAGAAAAGTAAGATAGTAGTATAGTATATATAATATATATTACTGCATCTTACTTTTCTGTTTTATAGAGTTTGGGATAGTAGCCGGTCAGCCTCCATCGGGACTTTTTCTATGCCCGTAGGTCAGCTCGAACTTCTCCCTGAGAGCCTTTACCTCCTCCTTGGGCAGATAACGGCGTACCTCGCCGCAAAGCTCGTCATACTCCTCCAGACGAAGCGTATCGAGGTCTGCCATTTCAATCTCCACGTCCGGATGCAGCCTACGGAAATAGAATCCCGCCGCCTGCGCATATTCTCCTTTGCAGGCCCGGCTGACCGTCTTGACGGATGTTCCGGTGATTTCGGCGCACGTCTGCATCGACTTGAAGACGGCGACCAGTATGCGCGTGTGGCCGAACAGCAGCACCTGTTTCGGATGCCGGAATGAACTGTTGCTTTTTCCTTTGTGTTTCATGCGGTTTTCATTTTGTCATGCGTTGCAGGATTCGGGTAATGAGCGGAATGTTTTCCACGTTGATCCACTCTTTTGCCACGTTCCAGGTCAGCGATTTTCCGAAACAGATGTTTTCTTCCGTGAGAACATGATATGACAAGCGTCCTTCCGTCGGTTTGAGCTTCAAGTCATGCAGCTCGCACAGCCCGTTTTTCCAGAACACGCAACCGTGTTCCGTCTGGAGCGCCTGCACCATCAGTATCGGGAACGGTATGGCACCGACCAGCATACCGACAGCCCAGAATGTAATCCGCAGTCTTCCCTTATATCCGGCCTCTATCAGTCGCCAAATATCTTCCGGTGTACCCAGACAAGGGGTCAGGCATTGTTTCCGGCAACGAGGACAGTCGCAGCTCACGGGATAGCGTCCCGTGGCTCTTGAAATCTTCTCGATCAGTTTTTCAGTCATTCCGTTTCTTCCGTTTGCATACCGGTATTCCGGTTATTCCACAATTCGATTATTTTCTCTTTACCGATCAACGTCCACCGCTTGCGAGTACCAAATGCCCATCGTTTTTGGGTTTTGGGATTCGTCCAGTAATACGGCACATCGATTTGCCACTCCCCGTATTCCGGCAGGACGGTCCATTGCTTTTTCACGAATCGACAAATGCCGCTCTCTTCCAAAAACTTACTCATGCGGCTGGCTGAGATGCCGATTTCCCGGGCGAGTTGTGTGGGTGTGAAATAATCCACGCCTTCCGTCAGATGGCTGTACGGGTTCTCCACCCGGCGGCGTCCTGACGGAAGTTCAGGTCGTTTAGGCGGTTCCTTGTTCCAGAGTTCGAGAATCTGGTCACGGCCGATCTTGCTCCACCGTTTCCGTGTCCCGGCCGCATGGCACTTGCCGGTGCGCAGGTTGTTCCAGTAATACGGCATATCGATCTGCCAGCTTCGGTATGGCAGGAATGCTACCCACTGGTTTTTCGAGAACTTGCAGATGCCTTTCTCGGCAAGGAACTGGTGTAACTGCCGGGGTGTCGTGCCAAGTTCCTGCGCGAGCCATGTCGTCGAATAGAAGTCTCGCCCCTCGATCAGGTTGTCGTAAAACTCCACCTTGTAGGAATCGGCGTCGATACGTTCCTGTTGCAGGTGTATCTCCCGCCGCTGGGCGACGATCAACTGTTGTGCTTCATCAAGACTCTGCGGCACGGGTAGATTTTCAGTGGTGCTCATGCCGCTTTCGGGCCGGGGTTCCAACGTGGCATAACCCCGTGTCATCAGTTCGTTGATTTTCGTGTTGCACCATTGCGAGAACTCCGGCGACAACTGCCGGGCGAACTCCATCGCCAGTTCTTCATCAATCCATGTCGCCCCGTTGTTACGTCCGCGTGTAGTGAAAATCTGGCTGTCGAGGCTTTCCGAGATGCCCTTCTCGACCAGATGCTGGCGGTAGCGGACAAAATCCGCCTTGCGCAGAATCTCTGCCGGCAACACGCCGAAGCTGCGTGCCATCTGCGTGGCGTTGATCATCATCTTGTTGTTGGCGGCACGGAAAGAGATCGGATGATCCTGGTAGCTGAACACCACATCTTCCTGCCGTACAGGTTGTATCGTTTTGGCCGACTGTATGGCGGCATCCTCCAGCAGTTCGTTCAACCATGTCTCGACAATGGCACATTTCTTTGCCGCGATGGAATTTTCGCGCCGCATGGGGCGGATCAGTTTGTAGACGTCATAAGGGCTGATGGCCCACATTTCACGTCCTTTCTTGCGGAACGGAATCTGGATACTGGAAGGTAATTGGTGAATGGCCGCCTTGTCGGTCAGCAGTTCTTCCCGTCCCAAAACTTTACAGAGGTCATGGAGGTTCACCCATGCCAAGGTCTTGTCATCGTTGAAAAGCACTCTTATCGGGTACTCTTCGCATAGTGTCGTATTACTTTTCATCTTGTATTACTTTTCTTTTTCTTCTAAATCACGTTGTTTACAGAATTTCCGGAACTCCTTGCGCCGTTCATCATACGCCTGCCGTTTGTGTGCGATCTCACGCACCGTGAAATAGCGGCGTTCCACTCCGCACAAACGGTCATACTCCTGTAATGTCAAGTTATCGAGATCCGATAACTCGATCTGTACATCAGGATGCGCATGACGAAAATAGAACCCGCCAGTGGCAACATACCTACCTGTACAGGAGAATGATATGCTTTGCAGATTGATGCCGGAGAAATCCGCGGCACTATGTAATGAGCGCACCACAGCAATGAGTACATACGCTCCGTTGAAGACTAATAGCTGCTTCGACGGTAAAAATGGACCTTTCGTTTTCATAACTCGCTGTTGTTTCGGTTGGCAATCAATTCTTCCGGCGTAAATCGGACCTGAGCTTGCATCAGGACGTATGAATCGGAACATACTATGCCGTTTAACAGCATCTGCGTCATGCTCTCCAGCAGGTACGCGCCGAATACCGGGTCAGTACAGCAGAGGAACGGCAGTGCGAAGGACTCTTCTGCCAGAGAGTGTTTCGTTGCGGCATCGACGGCAAAACATTCGTCCGGCGGTATGCCATACATTTTCGCTAAATGTTCTATCCACAAGGCGAAACCTGCGGTGAATTCAGCAATCTTTTCTTCCGGATCCAAATTCATGGATTGCAGGAAATGTGTCATGTCAAAATAAGTCCGGGTATCTATAGCGGTGAACAGCAAATCCGGAAATTCACCGAACCGTAGCTTGAACCCTTGATGATTGTCGATTGTTCCCATTTTCTCGATATATTAAATTTTGCAGGCAAATATATACTTTTTGGCTTGATTTTAACTATAAATTTGGCGACAAATTTTATCGTTAATAATTCATTTATAGATATTTACAAGCAGGTTTTAGATGCAAAAACGGACCAAAAATCTGTAAGTAATCGTACGCTTATTTTGTATGGTAAACCGAATATATTGGAGGCGATTTCTCCGTATGGTCTGAAGGGGTCGGATAACCCATTTTTTCGGGATCGAACTATTCTTTTTGAAACCCGAAAAAAATGCAGGAAGAAGGAACATTTAACCACGAGTTGCTCGAAAGCATATTCCACACGTCGAAAAAAACGATTCAGGAATACGTGCGGGAAATCGAACGGCACAACCGCTACCGTTCGGTGCGCTCGAACATGCTGCTGGGCACCATCCTCGACGACCGGGCACGTCTGATCGACCTGTACGATGCGTGCCTGCAACAGGACGCGCACATCCGTGCCGTCATCGAGACACTCGAAAGCCAGATACTTGGAGACCGTTATATGCTCGCCCGTCTGAACGACAAGGGCAAATACGTCAAGGATGTGAAAGAGAGCCAGAAGATACAGGGCTCGCAGTTCGACAAGATCATCCGGGGTGTCATCGAAGCCAAGCTCTACGGTTACACGTTACTGGAAATCATGCCTACTATCGACCCTGACACGGGGCGTCTGAAAGAGGTCAACAGCATCGAACGCCGCAATGTCCTGCCCGAACAGGGCATTGTCGTCAAACGGCAAGGGCTGTGGCTGCCGCACTGGGACATTCACTCGGCTACTTACCGGAAACGTTACGTGCTTGTCAAGACCGGAGATCTGGGACTTTTCTCGGCCACGACGCCGCTGATTCTCGCCAAAAAGTTCACGGTTGCCAACTACGTCAATTTCAGTCATACCTACGGCCAGCCCATCATCCACGGGAAGACCGTCAGCGAAAACAACATGGACCGCAAGCGTCTGGCGCAGGACATCTCCAATGCCGCCCAGAACAAAGTTATCGTGACAGGACTGGAGGACGAGGTGGACATCAAGACCTTCACCATGTCCAACAGCGAGAAGATATATACCGGACTGATCCAGTTCGCCAACAAGGAGGTCTCGAACCTTATCCTCGGCTCCGAATCGATGGCCGGAGGCATGCAGTCGTATGTCGGCTCCACCAAGGCGCATCAGGATATCTTCCGCGATCGCATCGAGGTGTACCGCCGCTACATCGAGAACGTGATGAACGAGCAGATCATCCCCCGGCTCGTGGCGATGGGCTATATCCCCGCCGGCCTGGAATTCAAGTATTCCAACCGCATCGACATGAACAATGAGGACCGTATCAAGCTCTATTCACTTATCACGGACAAGTATGAAGTGGCGGCAGACGAAATCGAGAAAGAGTTCGGTATCGTCGTGGGCAAGCAGCTCAACGTGATACCCGGCATGGGTGGCGGAGGCGGTATAGCGGTCGGCGGAAGCTCTTCCGACCGGGGCATCATGTCGGACGAGGAATACTACAAGCGTTACGGCCATCCCCGTGGCGTGAAACAAACCGACACCCATCCGTAGGCCATGAGAATCACCCTCGAACAATTCTGCGAGCAGTGGGCGCCGAAAGGTAACGGCCGGTATCTGCCCAGCAAGATGGAGTTCAACACCCATGACTTCGTGACAATGGCCGGCGAATACACCAAGAGCCGGTTCCGCAGCAGCTTTGCCGAAGGCGGCTTTTACGGCAGCGGCAAGCCGTGGCCGGAGCGCAAATCCCGCTGGGGCCGACGCTTTACCCATCCCGTGATGAACGACACCGGAACCTTGTCGCACTCCATCACCGGGGAAGCCGACCGTATGGACCATACCAACATCACCCAGCGCGGCTACGGTGAACGAAAGAGGATTTTCCGCCGGGGAGCCCGTTACGCTATCCGTACCAAGGCGAGCAATTTCAAGCAGCCGGGAAAACGCGGCGCTTCCAAGAGTTACGCCGCCGTTCATAACACAGACCCGGCATTAGGGCTCTATACGGTCAACCAATATAGCAGCCGCCGGCCCGAACACCGGCAGTTTATCGGCATCAACCCGAAACTGAACCATACCGTCAACCAACTGTTTATCCCCATCCTATTCAGGGGATTTCCCTTTCCGAACCCATGATCAAAGATAAGAAACCACATAACCCACCCGTAAACGGTTCCGCGTCTCAGGCGGAACAACCTCCGGTCGCCGTGCCCGAACAGGTATCGGAGAATCCGTTCGTGAACATGTATCAGGCTGTCCGCCGGGCAATCCTCACTCTGCGGGAGCATCCGGAAGACCCGCAAAGTCCGCCGTTTTTCAAGACTGTCATGATCGACACGGGACAGTTCTCCCGAATCGTGCGCAGCGAGAATCTGGAAATGGAAATCGCTTTTCCGGCCATCTTCATCCGCTTCGTGAACGTGCGTTACCTCGTGCAGCAGCAACGTATCGGCGAGGGGCGCGCCACCATGCGCATCCGCTTCATCCTCAATACGCTCAATCACACCGACCCGGAGCGGGAATGCGACCCGTTCATCGTTTTCCAGCGGTTGAACGTCGCCATTCAGGATGCCAAAAGCCATGAACCGGCACTCACGGAGCGGTGCAATCTCCTTTACTTCGATATGCCCCTAACGACCAACATGTTGCAGGCGTACTGGGTGGATTACGAGGTATGGTTCCGGGAATCCTCCGCATGGAAATACCGGAACTGGGTCGAACGCTACTTGGTCATGCCGCCCTTCACGCAACATGCCGATGCCCCGCAGCACGACACGGCGGGACACGGGCATCACGCCGAGCCGACCTACGAAAAGGTTACGGGGTTCGAGCCGTCGGTCGATGTGCCGGACCTGCCGGAGGAGGAAAAAGAGCCCGAAGCGGAAAAGCCTGCCGAGGATGTCCCGAACGGCTCCGGAGCCGGGTTATAAACCATTTCACGCGAGCGAAGCTATTCTTACCCAAAGGAAAAGATGAACACGGAAACTTTTGAACATATCGTCTGTCAGTCGGGTGCCGGGCGTCCGGCTTCCATCCGCTTCTTCGGCCGTATCACGGAAGAGAGTGCCGGGCGTTTCAGCGAGGCGTTCGACTTTTTGGAGAACATCGTGCGTCCTTCCCTTATCCGGGTACTCATCAACTCGGAGGGCGGCTCGGTATTGCACGGTATGACGGTCTATGCCGCCATCCAGAACGCCACGGTGCCTACCGAATGCGTCATCGAAGGCATGGCCGCCTCGATGGGCTCCGTCATCTGGGCTGCCGGGGACAAGTCGTTCATGCGCGATTACGGCATCCTGATGATTCACAACCCGTTCTTGCCTGACGACAACGACGGGGAGGAATCCGAGCTGGTCAAAGCCTTCACTGCACAGATCGAGACCATCTACCGCAAGCGGTTCGGGTTGAGCCGCGAGAAAGTCCGGGCCATCATGGACGGGGCCGCCGGACGGGACGGGACATTCTTCGATGCCGCGGCGGCCGTGAAAGCGGGTATCATTCCCGAAAGCCACGTGCTGAAAACCAACAAGCAGCTTCGGGACAAAGTCCGGGCAGACCTGTCGGGTATCACGGATGCGGCGGCTATACAGGCGGTGATGAGCCGCATTTCCACGCTCACGGATGGAAATCACCCGTCTGGCGAGAAAACCACTATTCTTAATACGAAACTTAATCACAGATCCATGAACGAAGAGAAAACATTATCCCCGGAATACAACGCGGTGGTCGCCTCACTCGGCATGCAGGAGAAGAACGAGGTGAGGGACGTGCTCTCCCGCATTTCGGAGCTGACCGGCGTGGAAGCCAGACTGACCGAGGCGAATAAAGCCCTGAGCGACGCCAAGACCGTGATTGCCGGCAAGGACGCCACCATCGGCAACCTCCAGAAAGACCTCGACAGCGCAACCGCCCGGTTGCAGGTCTATGAGCAGAAAGAGGCCGATGCCAAAGCGAGTGCCATCCAGAGCTTCTTGCAGAAAGCCGTGGACGAAGGCAAAATCGAGGCGGATGCGGTGCCCGGCTGGAAAGAGATGGCTGCCACGAACTTCCAACTGGTGCAGGACACCATCGGTTCGATTCCCGCACGCGAGAAAATCAGCGAGCAGATCGCCACCGACCCCGACAACGCCCAAGCAGCCGCCGATGCCCTGAAGAGTGCCGGTCAGAAGATGGCCGAGCAGGTCGAAGCCGTCGTGGGCAAGGACTTCGCCTTCAAGAAACTGCAATAGCCCCGTCCGGCGGGAGACGTACCATCCCGCCACCTTGATACACATAAACTGATTTGCCGGAAGTGGTTTACCGCTTTGAGTCGATGCTCCCTGTTCGCGGCCGAGATTCAAACCCAGAAAATCACTAACACAATGGCAGATACAGTAACTTTCTTACAGAACGGCTATGCCGGAGAGGTATTGGAGGACCTGCTCACCTACACGGCGCAGGGAAATGACACCTTCCGTGAGGGGCTGATCCACATCAAATCCGGCATCCAGCACAAGTACACCCTTCCCGCCATCCGGTTGGGAGACATCATTCAGGACAACGTCCCCACGCCCCAGAGTTCGCACGGGGCCAAAGGCGAGAACGGCGAAAACGAATACCAGTTCACGGAACGCCACCTCGAACCCGCCGAATTCATGGTTTACCTCGAATTCAACCCGCGCGATTTTGAGGCTTACTGGAAATTCGCACAGCCGACGGGCAACCTCGTCTTCCGCGAGCTCGATCCCAAGTTGCAGGCCACGATGCTGCGCCTTCTGATGGACAAGAAAAACGAGTTCATCGGCAATGCCATCTGGACTTCGGCCAAGGGAGGTACGGCTGCCGCAAACATCACGGCTCCCGCGGGTGCCGTACAGATCGGAGCCGGCAAGGAGAAATACTTCGACGGGGTCATCAAACGCATCATCGATAACGTGAACGCTACCGATGCCCAGACCGTCGCGGGCGGCCAGTGCATCGTCTCCGGCACAACCGAGCTCAAGGACGGTGCTGCGGTCGAGGCGGCTCTCTACTCGATGTGGAAGAAATGCCCCAAGCAGATCCGCAAGCGGTCGGGCCTGAGCATTGTCATGGGCTGGGAAGCGTGGGATGCCTACGACCAGTATATCACCGACAAGATGGTGAAATACTCCGAGAACAGCGAGGTGAACCGTTACCGCTTCAAGGGTAAGCGTATCATCCCGATCACGGGAGTTCCGGAGCACACCATCGTCATGGGCAACTTCACGTCGGGCATGGATTCCAACCTGTGGATGGGCGTAGATTACGCCAACGACGCCGAGGTACTGAAAGTGGACCGTCTGCAATCCAACTCGGAGCTCTTCTTTTTTCAGATGAGAATGAAGCTGGACGTGAACATCGTCAAACCTGCCGAGATCGTCGTCCATACGGCTTATACCAAAACGGCATAACCCTTTATCGAATCACCGAATCACCGAATAATAACCGTGCGGGGGATGGACACCATACTCCATCCCCCTTTTTCATACCGCAATATCTATGGCAAAGACTCAAACGACCATTCCCGAAACAGATGCCGCCCAACCGGATGCGACGGTAGCCGCACCACCGGTAATGACCGGAGAGAAAGATACGACAACCGAAAAATCCTCGAAAAAAGAACCCGCTCCGAAAGCGGCGGCCGAGATTCCTGCTGCGGCGTTGGCCATCCTCGGAAAGTTCCCCGACTACAAGGAACTCTACATCGATAGCGATGGCAGCATGTACGTGCCGCAGACCGCTCCGGCCATCCGGGGTAAGGCCATCCTCTACAAGAATCCCCATTACAAATCATAACACGCAGGCAATATGGCATTAGGCAATGTAATCATCAAGGATGTGGACGGCAATCTGCCGTATGCCGCATCCGCAAGCAACGAGAAAATCACGGGCCTGCTGTTCGACGTATCGGGGCAGCCCGACCTTTTTACCGCAGGTTACGGGAAAAGCAACGAGGCGAACGTGGCCTTGGGCGATGTCCTCTGCATCACCAGCCGTAAATCCTCCGTACAGGACTTCGGCATCAAGGAGCGTGTCGCGTGCGACCCCGACGAAGAGACGAACGAAAACTTTCTGTTCGGCATTCCGGCCTACCACATCCGCGAGTTCTTCCGCATGAGCGGCAACATCGACGGTCCGGGCAGGCTGTACGTCATGTTCGCGGACTGCTCCGAGAACTGGGACGCCCTCGACGTGATGCAGCGTGCCGCCGATGGGCTTATCTCGCAGGTGGGTATCTGGACCGAGCAGCCGCTGTGGAAACTCAACGGCGAGCAGGAGAAATACAACCTGAACCTCGTGAAAGGCATCAACGACAAGGCGGTGGCTCTGGCCGAGCTGAACCAGCCGCTGTCCGTGGTGCTGTGTGCCAACCCCGCCAACACGGGCGGCGACACGGAGGAGGCGAAGGTCATCGACCTGAACCGCATACCGTCGGCTATCTGCGAATCGTCCCGTACCAGCGTCATCTTCGGACAGGCCCGAAATGACCAGAACGCGATGATTCAGTACCGCAATCCGAACCATACGCCGGTCGGTTTTTTGGGTGCTGTCATGGGAGCCCTTGCCAAGGCAAGCGTTCACGAGTCCATCGCCTGGGTACGGCAGTTTAATCTCTTTACCGACGACTTCCAGCAAATCGAGCTCGGGTTCGGCGACCTCACGCTCGATGCCGAGGACGAGTTCGTATCGACCAACCTGTACGAGTCTCTTTCGCCGGTGCTGTTAGACGAATTGGATGATAAGGGATACATTTTCCCCATCAAGTATTCGGGTCGGGAGAACGGCATCTATATCTCCAAAGACCAGACTTGTTCCAACGGGGACTACCGAACCATCGCCCGCAACCGCACCATCAACAAGAGTCGCCGTGCCGTGCGTGAAGCCTTGCTCCCGTATCTGCACAGCCCTTTGATGGTCAATCCGGCAACGGGCTTTCTCGCACCCTCGAAGATCACGGCCTTCAAGACCCTGATCGGGGACATACTGGCCAAGATGCAGGCTGCGCAGGAGATCAGCGGCTATGCCGTTACCATCGACCCCAACCAGAACGTGCTGTTGGACGATACGCTCCGCATCAGCTATGTCATCGTGCCCGTCGGCGTGGCCGTGAAAATCTATGTCGAAGAGGGCTTATCACTAACCGCTAAATAGATGAAAACATGGCAATCATAAACAACGTCGCATACTCTTGGTCGATGATTACCTTGGCCAGCACGGCCTTGGGAATCGAAGAAGGCTCCACCGTACTCGAAGGCGTTTCGGGTATCAAATGGAGCAAGAAGCGTAAAATCGAGCCCAACTACGGTCTGGGTGGAAAACCTGTCAGCCGGGGTTTCGGAAACATCTCCTACACGGCGAGCATCACAATGGACTATGCCACACAGCAGACCTTGCGCTCGACCTACGGCAGTTTGATGGATGTGGGTGAATTCGACCTGATTATCTCGTTCGCCAACCCGATGGCCAGCGATGACTGGACGACCACCACCGTCACGCTGAAAGGTTGTATCTTCAGCGAGGATGGCATGGAGAGCCAGCAGGACGATACCAACATCGTACACGAGTTCGACCTCAATCCCTTTGATATTCAGATCGGAGACGGGGATACCATTTAGCTCTCATTCTCTTGCATGGGACCGCTTCTTTTTTGAAAAGAGGCGGTTCTGTGTTTGCAGTCCGGGGATATTTCGGTATTTTTGCAGCCTTTTTGAGTATAACCTATAACGAATGATTATGATACAAGCGACAGAGAAAAACTTTGATGAGCTGCTCTCTGCGGAGAAGCCGCTCATGGTCGATTTCGGTGCCGAGTGGTGCGGCCCGTGCAAGGCTTTGGCTCCGATGGTAGCGGAGTTAGCGGAGACCTATAAGGAACAGGTGATCATCGCCGCGTGTGATGTCGAAGAGAACAACGACATAGCCGTAAGGTATTCCATTCGGAATATACCGACGGTGATTTTCTTCAAGGATGGCAAGGAGGTCGGGCGGCAAGTCGGAGCTATTGCCAAATCAGTGCTGGAAGAGAAATTGAAAGCATTGCTGTAAGAAATGAGAAACGGAGAAACATTTGATAAACGATGTTTCTCCGTTTTGTTTGAGGGGTGTACAAAACTACCACAAATTCTCTAAAGTGCGGTACTTTTGTACGGCAGCACTTCTGCCGAGCATCGCAATTACAAAAGCATTGCATCATTATCATGAGCCATGATAATGATGCAAATTCTGTGATAACGAGCTGATTCATCAGTGATTGCTTTCGTATCGGCTGTTATATGTATTTGTTCAACTCTTCGACAAGAAGATGTACTGTTGTAGATGATTCTGCCTGTGCCGGCGGGATGTTTTCCATTTGGCACATGATGGCTTTGGCATTCCGGATCGCCTGCCCTTGTTTGTCCGCCAATATTCTGAATACCTGTCCGGCAAATCCGGCTTCCTTGCTGTATGCCACACCTAACAACCCGCTCAACTTCTCGGCGTACATATTTCGGTGCATCGGCCCTTGAAACAGGTTATAGTGCAACAGAAACCAATATTCGAATGCCTGATTGCTATACGCGACCTTCATTCCGCCGGTTTGAGCCAATGCTATTGCACGATTGAAATCATTGTCCGGGAAATCATCCTTATCGAATACTACCCAGCATTGGTCATAGTCACGACCTTTCTTCCGCTCTTCTTCCCTTATCCGAAGAGCTTTCTGCACGAGCCCGACCGTATTGATGCCTTGTCCGACAGCTTTGATATTGGCTGATGTCAGACGGAAGGCATTGAAGTAGTCGGGTTCGGTATTCACTCCCTCGCATACGATCAGAAAGGTTTGCTTGACCTCCCGAACAAAACTTACCCGTCGAAGATTGCGGGCAGCCCGTGGGTCTCGTTTATTCATCCGTGCCATTTTCCGTCTCTTCTTTCTGATCAAACAAACGCTCGAACTGTCCGACGATAGGGACACCTCCATATTTCCCCATGAGATACTCTTTCTCGAAGGGCGCACTGTTGCGTACTTTGTACTCTGCCAGCGAATACAACTCCGATGCCCCCAAAGAGTCTTTTTGAGTAAACCACACCTGGTCTCTACGGAACAGATTTGCATTCAACAGGTTCGTGTCATGCGTCGTAAAAATCAACTGTGCATTCTTGGCATTCGTCAGCCGAGAGTTGAAGAGTGCAATGATTTTACTGGTCAACAGCGGGTGCATCTTCGAGTCGAACTCGTCGATGACCAATCGCTTGCCGTGATCCAGTGCGTCGATAATCGGATAGGCCAATGAAAAATACTTGATCGTACCTTCCGACTCGTTCTTCCGGAACGGAAAAGTGACCATTTTCGTGGCCTTTCCCGTCTCGTCATACTGTTGGTGCGAACTGATGACCGTATTGTCAACCTTACGGATGTCGTCTATTCCGAAATCGGCAAACTGGGCAAACTCGACAATGCGCTGTTTCATCTCGGGATTATCGATTTGCCGGGCTGCCATTTCCCATATCCGCTCGTCGCTACTGCCCAGCACGATAGTTGTATTAGCCAGCCACTCCATGATTTCCACCGAAACGGCCTCGTTGAATTGCGCGGCTACGGACAACAGCAGTGCATTGTCGCGCACCATCCTTTTAGCAACCACCTCTTTCCCGACGGTAAATTTCGGATGCAATTCATACTCATCCAGATTGCGCAGGAACAACTCCACTTCCTTGGCTTTTTTCTTATTGCTTTTTTGGTAAAGCCATTCTCTGTAAACCCGTTTCTCATCCACCTCGAAACCGTACCGGTACTGAGCCTGTTCATCAGCAAAGACGGCCTCGAAATAGCTGGGTTCGTTCTCCGTGCCGCGATTGAGGCGAAAACTTTCCACCTGTTGTATGCGTTCGCCGGACTGTACACCTTTGGATGAATTGATAACAAACCACTTGAAGAAATCAAGGGCCTTTATCAAATTGGACTTTCCGCTGGCATTAGCTCCGTACACAACGGCACTTTTCAGCAAAGAAAGATTCGTTCCGGCCAGTTCAAAAACGATATCCTCCGACGAAGTTTGTTTTTCCTTCAAAGCTGAAGCTGCCAACGAAAGTGTCGCCGCCTCCCTGAATGAAAGGAAATTTTCAACTGTGAACTGAATAATCATACAATATCGTTGTTATATGTGAGTTTTCTGCAAATATAGGCAATATCTTTCTAACTTTTGCATTTTATCGAAATATTTTCCCGATTTACACCCGTTGAAGCCGGAAAGCCGCTATTCCTTTTTGTAACCAAATATCACGCAGAAATGGAAGATAAGAATCTTACGCTGGAGCAGGAAGCCCAGATTAAGAAAAAAGCGGCCGCGCTGAAGGCCGAGAAGAAAGTCCGCAAGGTCTATCCGATGGTCGTGTTCGGCGATATGGATTGCGGAGAAAAAGAGTTTTATGTCGCCTACATGGGAGAACCGACCTTCCCGCAGTTCTCGAAGTTCATGGCGGCGTCGAAGAAGGACGAGGTGAACGCCATGCGTCAGCTCGCCCGCGACTGCTTCCTCGACGGCGACAAGGAGCTGGTGGACAACGAATCGCTGTTCCTCTTCGGGTTGATGTCCCAGCTTTCTGAAATCATCACCACCCGTCAGAGCCTGCTGGTAAACTGATCGACACCTGGGCGGTACGTGACGACCAGCGGATTCGTCAACGGCTGATCTATATCCGCCACTACTTTCCGGGTGTCCATCTCGACAGCATTACGGACGAGGAGTTCGCCATGCTTTCTGAAGAGGCATTGTGGCTTCACCAGCAGGTGCTTATTTCCCGTCTTACCCTGCAACCGCCGTCTCCCTGATCCGCTTTCCGAAGCCCCGCAGCCCTTGTGACTGCGGGGTTTTCCTTTTCAGTCCCCGATGCCCGAAAAGGGCTATTCTTTCAACGGATGTAAACACGCTATTCATGGCTCAAACGCAGAATTACGAAGTCTTTTACGATATAAAGGTCGATGCCACGCAGGGCACCGAGCAGGTAATAGCTTTTGCCAATGCCGTCGAGAAACTAAGCAAGGGCAGGGCGAGCTTTGCACCGGTCATCACCAACATCAACGAGATGATGGAGGCCGTGGAAAAGACCTTCCGGGGAAAGAACGGCAAGAAGAAGGATTTCAACTTCGATCTGGAAATCAAGACCGGAGAAACGGAGAAACGACTGGAGGGTGTCAAGACCCTGCTGACCGAAATCAAAGAGCTGACGCAGGGTATCAAGCTGACCATCAACCCCGGCGAGAAAATCGACGGCCGCGCGCTCCGTAACCAGACCAATAAACTGGTCGGCAAGAAAAAGTTGGACGAGCAGCAGGCCGAGGCGAAACGGAATGCCGCCTTGGCAGTCAAGAGCGTCATGGACACCCAGCGGACGGTCACCCGCTCCATCGGCAAGATCAACTCGGCCCTCGCTCATTTGGAGAAAGGGCGTGAGGTAAACATCAAGACCGACACGGCCCGTGTACGCTTGCAGGAGATTCTCACGCTTTTGGGCAACATCCGGGGTGCTGCCACGATGACGCTGCACCTGAATACGGCGGCTCCCGCAACCTCCGCTCCCGTCGGTCCGGTCGTGCGGCCTCCGTATGCCCCGGTCGCAGCGCCCGTACTCTCCGACAAAGAGCAGGCGGGACTGAACAAACGCCTCTATGCAGACGAGGCCATGAACCGTCAGCGTATGCAACAGGCCCGTGAGAAAGCGGCCTTGCAGGTAGATACCTTCCGGCAGATGTCGGAAATCCGGGCTGCCGAGCGTGCCGCACGCCTGCGTGAAAGCGAACGTGCGCGTGCCGACCGGGAGTTGCGCAAGATTGCCGAACGTACCCGTCGGGAGGAACTCAACGCGGAGAAGCGACGCCGTCAGGCCGAGGAAACCCTGCGGCGTCGCAACGCGGCCCATGTGGTAACCTCCATGCGCCGTCAGGCGGCTTTCGACGATTCCGTGTACGGCAGCAAACGCCGTGCAGCTATCAACCGCATCCAGTATTCCAAGGCCCCGTCGTGGCGTAATCTCCCGATGGCCGGAATGCTCAACGCCTACATGGCCTATAATTTCCTGCGCACGCAGTTCACGGAAGCCGTCGAGTATTCCAACATCATGCAGTCGGCTCACTCGATTCTCCGGGTGGCCGACTCCGATTTGGCAACCTTCGAGGGGCGTTTCGACCGGATGGCCAGATATGTACGCCGTATCGGCGTCGAAACCAAGTTCACGGCTATCGAGGTGGCAGGCGCGGTAAAATACCTGAGTATGGCCGGCATGGGTATCGAGACCATCAACGAATCGATCCGCCCGATTACGAACCTTGCGCTCATTGGCGACAACGACATTTCTCAAATTGCAGACCTCGCCACCAACATCCAGACCGGCTACAATATCAAGAATACCAGCATGGGTTCGGTGGCCGACATTCTGGCCTCTACCGTGTCACGTTCCAACGTGAACATCATCGAGATGGCCGAATCCTTCAAGATGGCGGCCGGTTACCTGCGTCTGTCCGGGGTCGATTTCACGGAGGCATCCGCCGCTATCGGCGTTCTCGGCAATATGGGTATCAAGGGAACGATGGCCGGTACGGCCCTGCGAGCCATGTCCACCCGCTTTGCCAAACCCACCAAAGAGGCACGGGAGGCATTGGACCGTCTGGGCGTGAAGTTCACGCGCATGGAGGATATCTACGGCAAACAGGTGGAAAAGTTGCGTCCGCTGGCCGACATCTTCGAGGATCTGAACAAGAAAGGGGCGACGATGGCCGACATGCAGACCATCTTCGGCAAGATCGGAGGCAATGCTGCCATGATGTTCGTCAGCAACTACGGGCAGCTTCGGACGCTCGCGTCGCAGAACCGTGCATCGCAGGGCATCTCTTCCGAGCTGGCGCAGGTGAAGCAGGACACGACCAAAGGTTTGTGGTACCAGATGACCTCCCAACTCACGGAATCCTTCATGCAGGGGTACGAGCTGATCGAGCCTGTCATCCGGAGTACGTTGAAAGACTTCCTTTCCAAGTTCAATTCCCGTGAGTTCGCCCGTGGCCTCGCTTCCATCGGACAAGGTGTACTGAGCCTGCTCTCCGTGCTGGGGAACTTCGCTTCGTGGATGACCCGCAACTTTTACTGGATCGAGCCGCTTCTGTTCACCGGCTTTGTCGCCACGCGACTGTTCAAACTCGCCGGGGCTCTGACCAATGTCGGTGTCGCGGTCGGCTTTATCGGCAAACAGGCCGCAGGCAATTCCATCGCCGAGCTGCTTTCCGGTCTGACCGGACTTACCAGTGCCCGAGGCGTCAAAGCCCTGTCTTTTGCCAACAAACGGGCTCTTGTCACCGCTTTTCAGGCCGCCGGTGTCAGTGGCAAGGGTGCAATGGGACGTGCCTTGCTGCAAGGTGGAGCCGGTTCTTTCGCCGCCCGTGCCGGATTCTCTTCGCTGTTCGCCTCGCAGGTCGCAACGGGCGGCGGTCTGGTCGGTGCCGCCGGTTCCCTGAGTGCCATCGGTACGACCGCCGTTGCCGCCACGGCCGGCATCGCGGCCTTGGTTGGTGCTTTGGGGTGGGTTGCCTACAAGACGTGGCAGATCAAGAAGGCCAAAGACGCCGTGCTGGAAGACATTACCGCCAACGAGAAATACCGCTATCCGGTTATCGAAGACCTATACGCTGCCTTACACAAGACCTACCAGCAGGCCATTGATACCAAAAAGGCGGTGGACGACCTGACTACAGGCAAGACCATCGAGGAAAGCAGCGGCCATAAGATCGGAGCCTTTACCAAAAACTGGTGGGCTGGCTGGGCCGGCACGTTTGCCGTGGGTGCATCGGACGGCATGATTACGATCGAGGATGTGTACAGCCCCGAAGATGCCCGGCAGGACGACAGCAGGGAGGCTATTACAGCCATTGCCCGCCGGGATAGCCAGTCACGCCTGAATGCCGCCTATGCCGAGTTCGGAAAAATGTCCGACCCGTTGGAGGTGCGTGCCTTTATCGAGAACATCGCCCTCAAATACGGCCAGCAGGCAGTGACGGCAGCGGAAGCCGCAAAGAAGCTCGGCTTGGACAAACCTTTCTGGTTCGAGCGTGACGGCAAGGTCACCTACACCAACGCTCTCGGCGACCTGCCAGAAATAGCGGCCGCCTATACGCCCACCTACGCTGCCTACCAGAACAGCACCACCGTGAAACACATCACCACGGCGGCACAGGGCTATCTCGATGCCATCGAGAGCGCGGCGGGCGCCCGTGCCCTGATCGAGAAATCGGGATTCGACTACGGTGAACTGACTCGTGGCGGTTTTACGCAGAACAAAGACGGGCTGTGGGTACAGAAGGCTTTGAATGCGCAGGCTACCGACAAGGAGCGTCAGGAGATGCTGGCCGGCCGGCAGCGTGTACACCACCTGTTGGTAAACCTTTCCGGCACCCTGCGCCAGGTGTTCGGCGGTTCCTCGGAGGCAGCGGAAAATATCCTCCGCAAGGCGGGTTTCTCGGCGGCGCTCTACGCCAACGAGCCGGACTCGAACGACACCTCCCCGTTCAATGCCAACCGCATCACGGGTGTTTCCGGGGATGACGACGGTGGCGCGGGCGGCAACTATTCCGGTACGGGGCGGCTGTCTTCGGCGGCTCCCAAGCAGGTCATCGTCAACATCACCAACCTGATGAGCGTGGAGACCATCGACCTGCTTAAATCGCCTGAAGGACAGACGGCCGAGATCCAGCATTTCAAGGAACAGATGGCCCAAGCCCTTATCGACGTGGTGCATGACTTCGATGCCTCGTGGAACGGTTAATCAACAAAAAGACAACGACATGAAGAACCTATTCGGCAGCAGATTGCTCAACATCGGTGCCTCGACGCTTCTGAGCGGGGGCATCCTCTCTCATGGCGGACTGGGTGGCTATATCAGCGATGCCGCCCGCCGCGCCATCGGTCTGGGACTCGCGGAGTTTCAGGACGGTGCCGTACATTACTTCTCCAAAAACAGCGACATCCTGAAACGTGCCGCCATTCAGTTCGTCTGCCAGACGGGTTACGGTATGCTCCGCTCTTATCCCCGCTACATCAAATACTGGGAACAGAAAGAGCGGGACAAATACCTCGAAACCCAGTCGCAGAGCGCCATCGTCAACAAATCCGGGCAATACTACCAGCTCATCAAGGAGCAGCAGGCCGTCGCCGAGAAGAAGAACTACACCGACAGCATCGTGGGACGCACGGTGGCGGACTACATCGAATTGAAAATCAGCGGTGAGGGCACCTACTACGACAAGGAAAGCGGCAAGGTGGAGCCCAACAGCAAATACGGGCTGATTACCTTCGTCGATCTGGGGCCGCAGGTGCAGCTCTCCTCGAAGAACAACATCGTGCTGACCACGGTACAGGGACGCGACTACACCCGCAAGGAGTTCATTTCGGGCGGCGACCTGGAATTTACCGTAAACGGTCGGATAACCAGCAAATATCCCGACGTGTACCCGGAAGCCGAGCTGTCGAAATTCCTGAAAATCGTACAGTACAAAGGTGTCATCGACTGCGACAACACCATCCTTCGGCAGTTGAAAATCTCGCAGCTTATCATTCTGGGCTACTCGCTTCCTGCCGCCGAATACCGGAACGTCCAGCCCTATACCTTGCAATGCGTGGCCGTCGAACCGTCCGAGGCGGTGGAACTGATTTCCAAAGATGCGGAGGTCGTGGACGAGGCCATCGAACACACGAACAAATGGATCAAGTGGGTACGGTTCGGCACCGACGTCATCGACCCGACCTCCATACTAAAACTGAATAACCTATGGCTGTAGCACCGCTCGATGTATTATGCTGCCGGATTACCGTCGGCGACCCCGATCCGGGGAACCCGATGGCGATACAGAACCCCGTCACACTCACGGAGGTGCAGGAGGTGGAGATCGTCGAGACCTACAAGAAACTCATCGGTACGGCGACCGTCCGATTTCCCAAAGGGACTGTTTTTCGTTCCACCATCGTCGGTACGGTCACCCTCGAAGGCAAGGATGCCGGCCGGATAACCACCGAGGTCATGCAGGACGGTGTGGTCATCGAGAAACGCTCCAGCTACTCGGCAATGGACGCCACGACCTTCAAAATCGGGCAACGGGTGCGTATCCGTTTGGGATATAACGGGATGTTGCGCACGATGTTCGACGGGTATATCACCGGCTACAACACCGAGAGCAGCTTCGAGCTGAAATGCGAGAATATGGCCTACAAGCTCAAGCTGAAACAGGCTCCCAAGTTCGAGACGCCGGCATCGGGCACGAGCGTGAACGACGTGATGGAAGGCAAATACAACATACTGAAAGATACCGGGTTCAAACTGCACTCCGAGACCAAACGGTTCGACATCCAGATCGGAAAGATCAAAATCACGGACAACTTCACCGTGGCCGACATCCTCTCGGCGTGGAGCCGCTACCGCATTTACTGCTTTCTGAAATACGACGAGAACAGTCCCGACCTGATGCCGGCTATCGCCATCGGCCGCCCGTATTCATCGGCCAAGAGCCAGCCCCGGTTTCCGGAAGACACGTCGTCCGGCCCTTTCCGCATACGCTTCGACACGCACGTGGCATCGTCGGATTTGAAAGTGCTCAAAACCGACCCGAAATTCCTTGCCGTACAGGCCAAGGCGTTGGGCTCGGACGAGAAATTCTTCGAGGTGACGGTGCGCCTGAACCCCGACTACGACCCGAATACCTCCGGCAGTAAGGAATTCCAGACCGTGAACGCCACGCAAATCAGCAAAAAGACGCACAAGGTCACGGGCAATACCACGGCCAGCGGCGCGCAGACCCGCACGAAGGCAGACCTCTCGACCTACACCATCGTGCCCTACATGTCGCCGAACATGAAAATCAACTCCGACAAGCTCGTCGAGGAGGCCATCGAATACTTCCGCAGCTACAATCTGAATGGAATTAGCGGTTCGGTGACGCTCTTCGGGGATTTCGGGTTATATCCGGCTTGCCAGGTGGAGCTTATCGACGACCGGAATCCGGCCAAGAACGGCACCTACATCGTCGAGGAGGTTACGACCACCTTCGGAACGGGAGGCTACAGGCAGAAAATCACGATACCGCATAAAATCAAAGGAACAAGCAATACTTACGGTACCCGAAAATGA